ACGGGTGGATTACTGACAGGTGCAGTTTTAAGAGATGATGAATAACAAAAGGGGGCATTGCGCCCCCTTAGTTTTACCTATGCTATTTCACACGCGCCTCCGACACACGCCAGTTCTTGCGAACCTGTAGTATTATCTTCCTTCTCGAAGTGTTCTAAGTCTTCCCACTTAATATCCACTGGCATAGCCGCTAGTAACTCCTCATACTTCTCAGCGGTTATGTCCTCATAAGGGGCTTGCTGATAAACATGGTCACTAACAGGCAACAAACTAATACCACTGACACTATCAAAGTTATCCCATATCCACTGTGCTATTTGCAGGAACTCACTATCTGTATAATAAACAGTGATACTTGGCTTATGTTCACACCAGTAATCTTGGTACTTCTTCCAGACCTTTAGCTGTTCCATTGCACCCACCTGCTTTACTGTAGTACTGTTGTCGGGTGACTTGATGGGGAAGCCAAAGACCAGAGAAGACTTACTCATTACGTCATCTTCTACAGGGAAACCTGCGGCTGTCATGTACTGAGCAAGCGGGTCTTTCTTGTCTGAACGCACTCTACGGATATAATGCTTAGAAAAACGGGGATGTATGCCACTAGCAGAATCAACAAGCTGAGACACAGTACCGCTTGGCTTAACACAAGTAATAGCCGCAGACTGAGCAATGCCAAGTTTGTCAGCCCATTCTTTATTAGTTTTGATTGCAACATCTTTCATCTCCGTCAACCACTTATCTAGGTCAGGCGAATCTTTACCCAACAAGTAATGGTCACATATCCCAGTTAAACTTACACCTAATAGTGCTTCTTCTTCTGTGTTTCTTTTCCATACATTGCGTAGGTAGCGGAAGTCAGTCAAGGTAGCCTGTAGAGTTCCGATGATGGAAGCTACTTCAACTTTCTTTTTAAGACTAACAAGGTCATCGTCTGCACGTATAACGACCTCAGATAGGTTACAGAACTGATTACTGCGTAGGATAATCTCAGAGCAAGGGTTAGTCCCAAAGTCCTGCTCAGGGTCTCTACGTCCGTTCTTAGCGGCTATCTTCTGTGCCGCCACACGACTAAAGATACCACGTTCCCCTGCCTTACTGTCGTACATGGTGTGCATCTCAGTAAGGAATGACTCAAAGTCTGGCTTCTCTGTGTACGCTACGCTGTTGTTAGCCAGTCTACGTTGTCCTTCATCCATCCACCACTGACCAGACTTAGCCTTAGCCATGCGCGGGTCTGATAGGTTTGACAAACTAATCAATGCTGACCTACGTACACCACCGACAACTACAATGTCTGCAATCTTACATACAACATCGTGGCACTCAATGCTCGTTAGCTTACGTCCTGATGCCTTCTGGAATATACCTACGCAGAAGTTAAACAAATCCTCAAGAGGCTCTGCGCCACTAGCGCGACCACCAAAGGTCTTGAGTCTAGCACCTGATGGGCGTACCTTACTCATGTCCCACTTAGGTATCTTACCTGCGTACAGCATAGCGATTAACTCACGGAATGCACTAGCCCAACCAATCTTACTGTCTGCTACTACAATCGTACTGTCAGTCTCATGGAATGACTCAGCGATGACTGGTAGCTTGGTAATGAAGTTACGTTCAACACTGAACCCTACGCCTGTACCACACATAAGTACGTACATAAGTTCATCAAAGCTACGTGGTGAGTCAATGTGTAGGTAGCTACAGTTAAACCCTGCTACATTGTCCTTGTCTAACGCTTCACCTGCTGTCATCATACAGCGCATACTGGGCATTACTTCTAGGTTGTATATAGCATTGTATAACTTCTTCCCGTCAGCCTTACTTATCTGACCACGACCATCCCAGAAGTCTACGTAACGCTGTACTGTCTCTGCCCATGTCTCACGTCTACCTTCGACAGGTAGCCAACGTGCGTAGCGGGACTTGTGTATAAACTGTTGGTACTGATTCATTTTTTAACTTCCTTATCTTTTAGTTTGTCTTTTTCTATATCTTCATCTGAGTGGTCATTGACATTAAGTTTGCCAAAGATAGCATCAAAGTTATCTGCGTATTTCTTGGAGTCGGTGGGTCGTTGTGCCGACCCTTTGCCTCCGTGTGTTTGTCCGTCCATTACCTAACCTCCTTAGTTACTACACTGGTCAGCCTATCTAAATACCACTGGGCTTTCTCCAAGTCTTCTACGTGTTTACCTTTGCGTTCATATCGCCATAGGTACTTCATGGTGTTGCCCTTGAGATAACCTTTGAATGCCTCTGTTGTCATTGACTCTTCAATAGCTTCGATACATTCTATACTACCATAAGCGTAGTGCTTGGGGTGGTTAACCATATCTTCTGTCTGTTCATCTGGGTTGTTTACCAGATAGTCTTCATACTTCTTAACTAGGGCAGGGTGTTTGTCTCTCAGCCTGTCCCAATCAGCAGGGGTTGCATCATCAATGCTCATAATCATCCTCCGTAAATAAGTCTCTGTTCCTAATTAATCTATCTTCAAAAGCCTCTAGCAAGTCCTCAACTGATATGTCTAATGCTTCGACAACCAATACCGCATCGTAGTCCCTTGCTACTGCTTCCTTGAGTTCCTCCAATGTGTGTGACATCATTCTTTTCCTTCAACATATTTGACAAGTTCCTGTGCGGTATGTAGTGTGTAGTGTTTCATACCTTCCTTCTCACACCACTGACCCATTGTAATCTTACCGCCCTTACGTACCTTCTTGTGTTCATTGGACAGTAAGAATATTAATTCGTAACCATCTTCTAATATTGTATCACGAATTGACTTATATTTCAAGGTATCTCCTACACGAAAGAAACCTTTTACCTCCACCATGACTTTCTTTTCTTCGTGTACAAAGTCTGGCATATAAGTCCTGTATACTGTGTAGGGGACTCCATAGGGTTCGTACTTGAACCCTTTACTCTTGACCTCTTTAGAAAACTCTTTCTCCAGTGCCGACCTGAACTTACCGCTTTTCTTGCTCAATTTCGACCTCCTGTACGTTGGGTTCGTACTCTACATTTATCAAGAACTTTGGACCATACGAGTAGGCAAACTTTCTTACCTCTGGGTAGCAGTGCTTTTTGTATTGACAGTACGAGCATTTTATACCCAATTTTATATTCCCAGATTTTCCGTCTGGTACAGAGTCGGTACAGAAGGTTTCTGGCTCTGGCAAGCCTACTAGCTTTTTTACGTGGCGTATGCGCTCTGTAATGTCCCCCTTAATGTACTTATAGATTGGTGCTTGAGTATCCTCTAGGTCATACTTAAGTACCGCGAGATGTCCATTGGCTTTGTCCATAGCTAACCAACCGAACTCAGTCTCACCACAGGCATGGGCGTATGCTTTAATCTGGTCAACATAACCAAAGGCATCGTCCATAGCCAGTGTACCATCCTTAAACTTCTTGAACCCAAAGGAACTAGCGGACTTAACATCAATAACAATACCATCAATCTTACAGTCCATGTGTCCCTTGATACCTTCCACTTCGCATACCTTCTGCTCGTCAGTTACCGAGTGTCCTGCCATGCGTGTAAGGAACAGCAACATCTCTTCAATCAAGTGACCATACATAAACTTAATGTAGGTTGCAGGTTGTATAGCTTCCTTCTCAGTACCATTAACAACATTCCAAAGTACTCTATCGTCACGACCAATGTTTGACAGGCGCAGTGTTCGGTTGTCTCTGATGCGCTTACGTCCGAACTCGGTACGCATTAGAGCCTTCATCGACTCACCAAACTTCTCAATCTCTGCTTCTACATCTACAGATTCTTCTGCCTCTTTTGTCTCCATCAGTCGGTATATATCATCTACTAATGTATGTATTGTTTTACTCATCTTCTATGTCCTTGAATGCCTTAATGACATCGCTTGAGAATAACTTTTTAAGGTTAACCAAGTGCATCCTGCTTGCGTTATGGTCTCCTCCCGATACGCTTCTAAATGTGTCTAGCTTGTTAACAATCTTCTTTAACACTGGTGTTTTAAATACTAATGTACAGTACTCATCGTCACCTATGCAGAGGTTATGAAACCAGTAGTCTGACTCGGTAGCCTCAATGCCTGACGGCTTACCCCAAGACTCATACTCAATGCAGATGTTACCTGTCTTCTGCCATAAGTCCTTCTCTGATTTAACCTCAATCTTTTTATCCTGTAGCATCTCAGCCACCCTGTCCTCCCTGACTTCTCCGTACTGTAAGTCGAGGTCAAACTTCTTCCTGTCCGCTTTAGTGGGTTTCACTCCAGTTATCTCCTATCTGATATTCGCCCGCGAGTGGGCAGTTAAGGTTAAAGTGTTGACCTGCCGCTTCCATACAGGAAACAGCAAGCCTACCGAATGTATCTACCTCACTCTCTTTAACCTCCGTCTGTATCTCATCGTGGATGTTACCAACAAACTTGTAGTCTAAGTTCCACAGTGTAGCGTACTCGTCCAACAAACACAGTGCCTTCTTCATAACGATAGCACCTGCCGATTGTAGCAACGTGTTTAGTGCTGAGTGTTCTGAGCGTACTGCGACTCTTCGCCCGTCCAGTCCAAGAACATAACCTCTTCGAGATGCCACGCTAACTCTTTCTCGTAGGTCTCTAAGAGATGGCGTGTTTGTGAGGAACTTCTCCTTAAGTCGCTTACCATCTCTAGCAGTTCCTCCAACGATACTTCCGATTTTTGCATCCCCTGCTCCATAGAGGAACGCATAGATGAAAGTCTTTGCTTGACTTCGTGTGTCAACACCACTAGCAAGTTGGTTTGCTGTATGAATGTCTCCAGTGAGTATTTCATTTGTATAGTCCTTATCCTTCATGTAGTGAGCCAACATACGCAACTCAAGTCCTGATGCATCCATACCTACAATCTTGTAGCCTTTGGGTGATGTCCAACAGGCTCTACAATCTGTACCATAGGGTGCGCTTGAACTAGGGACTTGCGCGAGGTTAGGTGACGAGTGTGTCATGCGACCAGTCACTGCTCCGTTAGCATTTACATATCCATGTACACGTCCATCATCTGCAACAGCATCTAACCATGACTGTATCTGTGCAATACGCTTCTGAACCATTAGGTACTCAGCAATCATATTGGCTTCAGGTATACCAGTTACTTTAGATAGTACAGACTCATCGACAATAGCTTGACCCTTCTCTGTAAACTTCTCTGGTTTCCAACCAAAGTACTGCAAGTATCTAGCTATCTGTTGACGTGAACCTAAGTTGAACTCTGGGTAGTCTATGCGCGAGAACGTCTGTACATAATCCCGCCACTGCTCTCCTGCAAATTTAAGACCGACCACAGACGCTTCGCCACTTTTCTTATACTTCGGGGTGACTTGTTTAACATACGTAGGTAGTGGTATGAATTTCTCATGTACCATGTCTTCAAGTTCATATTTCTTCTCCTTTAATTGTGCTAATAATAGGAAGGCGTGTTCTTCATCTAACAACCATCCTGTTTCTGTTTGGCGAGTAATAATATTCTGTACGCTGTGTTCAAGGTCAATGCTTTCGCTTCTAAAATTAGCCAGTACCCCTTGTAACGCGTGGTACACTTTGACATTAACCAACACGTCTTGCTTACAATACTCCACCATGTCTTGCGAATACGTAGTCCAATCACTGTGTTCTCCTTTAGGGAAACCTAATCGCTGTCCCCAGTTATCTAAACTGTGACCACCTTCCCGTGATGGGTCGGTAAGTCTTGACAATACCAATGTATCTGTAATTTTACAACTACTAAAGTCTGTACCTAACAATCGTTCAAGAACTGGTACGTCATAGCCAATGATGTTGTGACCAATGACCTCAGCATCTTTGATATAAGCATTGAAGTCCTGCAACGTATCACCTGAGAACGTAACTGTCTCTTGGTTCGATAGGTCACAAGCAACGATTACCCAAACCTTTGTAGGCTTTAGTCCGTTAGCTTCTATATCAAAAACAATCTTCTTCACTAGAACTCCTGCTTGTCGTCCGATACAGGGCATGATGTTTCAATCATACGACCAGTATCTTTGTCATAGTACAGGTAACAAGCCGCGCCTGTTAGTCCTGCGTATCTGTTCTTAAGTACACGCACTGTAGTTGTGTTACGTACCTGTGCATCTTTGTTCTGTTGGTCACGTTCCAAACCAATCACCATGTCCGATAGCTGTGCGATTGCGGCAGAGCCGCGTAGTTCAGCCAAGCTAATCTGTCCCCCATCTTCGTGTGCTTTACCCGATGGTCTGCGTAGGTGAGATACCAAGAACAATCCAACACCTGTCTCCTGCACTAACTGTCGTAGCTTAGTCATGATACTGTCAATGGCTTTACGTTCGTCACCATTCTCTTGGTCTGACACAACGATGCTCAAGTGGTCAAGAATAATCCATTTACAATCAAGACCTTTCGCCATATACCTAATGCGACTTAGTAAGTTGTCTTCGTTGGTAGAACCCCAGTGGTCAAACATATAGATACGTCCTGTGCCTAATGTCTTGTCCCAAAATACCTTTTTATCTTCCCTGCTAAAGTCGCGGCTCAGATGTAGAGTCTGGTTTGCCTCGATGCTCATAATCCCTAGAGCAGTCTTTGGTAT